AGACTCTACGCGACATAACACAAATAGTCCAAATCCTAACGTTCACTCGAAATGAACATAGCGATAGCCTAATAACGTGGCTTAAGCAGGGTTATATTTTAGACGAAGATTAAGCTTCTACATCCTCTTCAGGAGTGCTTGTCTTATTATCGGACTCGCTCTCACCTTCAGAATCGGATTCCAACGCATTCCAATCTACTTCTTTAAACAAGTCGTCTAGTTCTCCGATAAGGTTTTTCATTTCTGCATCAGACACTCCCGCAACTTCTTCCTGCGCAACCTCTTCTTCTGCTTCACCTTCTTCGCCCTCTACTTCTTCCTCGGCGGCATCTTCTTCGGCAGCAACGTCACTTTCTACCGCGTCTTCCGCAGCTTGCTCATCGTTAGCTTCAGCGTCAGCCTCTCCGCCAACCTCCTGACCGTCTGAGTCATCACCTAAATCTCTTTCAACTTTTTCTGCTTTAGACGCTACTACTTCAGCAAGGCTTATTGAAGTTATCCCTTCACTGCTGAAGAGGTCAGAATCCTTAAGAACCTCGTTAATATAATCATTAACATCCAAAGTTTGGATACCAGTCTTTTTGTGGATAGCCTTTGCGAATTCTTTTAATGTGTCGCGAAGAGCAGGAGCTTTTTTGCCTGCAAAAGAAGCAAGAGCTTCAAAGAATACTGACTGCGCTTTGGCTAAATTGGTAAAGGATGGGATAAATTTTAAGTTTTGCACGTTGATGCCGTGCTTAGTGTTCAAAGTTTCAATCACGGCTGCCTTTACAGGCTTCTTCATTTCAAATATTTTAGAGGTGAAAGCTTTAATTTCCTTCTTAGTAATATTTTCCTGCTTCGAGCTTTCGTATACCAACGTTAAAATTTCTTTAATTGAAGCCTTAGATGCTAAAGCCAGATAAGGAACCTCTTTAATAGTCTCCTCTAAGACGGAGGAGATAGTGGCATCATCAGAATACAAACATGAGGATAGCTTATGAATAGCTTCGTTGTTAATCCAAGTCTTAGAGAAGTTTTCCTTAGACTCTACCAGCTCAGAAGAAATCAATTCTTGTTGACATACTAGCTCATAAACAGATTTGTTGGTATTATAATCAACAAAGATAGACTTCTCTTCTTGTAGTTTAGAGATTTCAATCTTATCAGCATCAAAAGCAATACCTAAAAGACTGGCAAGTTTGCTGGAGTTTACGATATCTGCACTTTCAGTTAGCCCTTCTTTATTTTCCTTAATAAACTCTACTAGAGCGCCCTTCATCTCGTTAATTTTATCAAAACTTTCAAGGTTTGTAATTCTATGACTTTCACCAAAACGTTCCATCTTCTTAGACAATGAAGTTCTAGTCTTCGCTATTTCACTACGAGCTTTAAAAGACTCAAAGATATTATTCAGATTCTCATCAGCCGTACCGAAGTTATCATGGATGATATTATTTAAAAAAGAGCCGACCTCTTCTGAGACCAACTCATCAACTCTTTCATCCGACAGTATATCTTGAACGTTGCCTACATTAAAGTGCGTCAAGGTTGCCCCCTCTTCCGCAAATTTTATATTGCAGGACAACAAAGCCTCACTTTCCGTTAAGAAAGTAACTCTATGCTTTGTCCCATCATAATTAAAAACCGTCATGTTTTCTCTAACAAGACGGCTTAGATAATCCTGTGCTAAGGTTAACTTAACAAAGTTTTTGTCGCGGGAAGTAAAGATATCGGAAATGTTCATAATGGTTTATACTAAAGGTATCTAGGGGCTCTAGACATCTTTTTTGTGAGAAATTTTGGGTTTTTTTAATTTGGTGGCATTTGAGCCTCAGGACCTGGAGGAGGAGCACCTCCATCCTCTGCAGGCGGAGCTCCCATAGGCGGAGCTCCCATAGGCGGAGCACCCGGCATACCTCCACCCATAGCTTCCATATCTTCTTTCTGTTGCTTTTTAGCTCTTTCAAGCATTTCATCGGCTTCATTTTCTGTCATTTCGAAATAAGTCTTTAGTAAGTATTTCTTATCGAATAACTGTAAACCTTGAACCGCTTGCACAATACGCATTCTTTGCTCATCAATCTCAAACCTACGTTTCTCATACATATCGGAAGGAGATTGCAGCTTTATTTTAGTGCCACGAATTAATATAGAAGGAGTTCCTACTAAAGAAAGATGTCTTTTCATCAGCTGGTTTAACCCTGCTTCAACATCTCTCTGAAGTCTCATAATAGTTTTAGCGAATTTTACATCTAACTGACTTAAATTGGCTTTCCTTTCAGGAGACTTGTCTTTTTCTACCACGTAATCTTTTGGAATCTTAAGAGCTGCTAGTAGTTTATCTTTAAAGTATTTGACATCATCGACATCCCCTAGGTTCTGTGCCCCAGGCAAAGTCTCAATCTTCGTGCCTTGTCCATTTCTAACAGGCACGAAGAAATCTTCATCAACAGCGAGAGGGTTATAATTCTCATCAATGCTGTTGGTCATAGGATTCCAAGTCTTCTGCTTTTTAAACTTAGCTTTAACCCGTTCTACGAAAGCCTCAACCTTAGTAGCGGGCAAGTTACCAGTCTCCAAGTAGAATGCACGTCTTTCAGGAGCTCGTTGAATGCGGTAGATAATCATCGCATCTTCCATAAGCTTCAAAGACCTCCAAGCAGCTACCGCTGCAGCGCAAATAGACTTTCCGTAAGGGTAGAAGTTAGCGTCTGAAGTGTACCTACGAAAGTGAACAATTTGATTCTTATCTAAACTTACTAATCTTTTGTTATTTGCAGCTGGCGCCATAGAGTAAGCACCCATTCCCTGCATATCAGAAGCTCCATTAGAGTCAGGAACCTCTTGTTTGAAAGATTTTAAGTAACCAAACTTATCTTCCTCCCGAAAAATATAATTAGGATTAAGAACTTTAACTCTTTGGATACCTGCATCGGGAGCATTTAGGTCAACAATGTTTTCAAGAAAGCAATCTCCATACTTAGCGACGTTTCTAACGATGTCCCAGATATGCTTCTCAAGTTTAACATGGTCTAAGAACTTATTTACCTCTTCTCTAACTAACTCACTAGAAGTCTCAACTCCGAACATTTCCTTTTTAATATCCTCTTGGGTTGAATCATCTCCATAAATATCCAAAGCGGCTGCGATTTCAGGATACTCATCCATTTTCTCGTAGTCTTTATAACGTCTACGACGTTCGTACTCTATTCGAGGCACAGCAAATGAGGTTTTAGAGGATGACCCTGCAACGCCAAAAGCGTCACCATACCCATCTTGAACATCTGCATCGCCCGCTAAAGGCGGAGTTAACCCAGGACGCCCTCTTTTAGGCTTAGGTCCAAAGCGTTTTCTGAAAAACGCAAAGAATTTGCCACGATACCCTGCGGCATCGTTTCCGTAAGTATGCGGCGCCGGGAATTCAGTTGCGCCGTTTTCGTCTATTCTTTTAGGAGCCATTGGTAATAATTTTTGATTTCATAATCATCAGCATATCTAGTACTTATTATAGGTAACGGTTTCTCTTTTTCGCGCTCTAATTTTGTTAAAACTATAGGACTGTATTTTATAATGTCTTCCATTACATAACAACCTTGTGCCAAACTCATTACTAAATCATCTGTATAGCCTTTATCGGCGCTAACTTTTCCGTTATCTTCATTTATAATGAATGTAAGTAATTCTTTAACTGTTCTTTCAGAGTTTATTCGTATCTTTCCGCTTCTTAAGGAATCCTCCATCTTAGCTAGGAGAAGGTCTCTATTTTTAGTAGTAACCATCACACCAAATTCCCCCTTTTCGTCCATGTGAAGATTCTCATACTCCAACTCTCCCCATAATTCCTCCAGCAAAGCCATGCCTAAAGCATTTCTCTCAACACTTAAGTACGCAGTATTGTACCAAGTCCCTATCTCGTTTAATATCTGTCCGAATTTTTTAATGGGGGTAACATTAGAGTAAAACTCAGCTACTTGCTCTCCGTTGTATAAATTAATAACATGAAATGCTGAATTGTCTTGCTCTCTTCCGTAAGAGCAATCTGCGGTTATCATATAAGAATAATACGGCTGAGGCTCTTTCCATACTCTCATACGGTGAGTATACTTAGTAAAAAAGTCCTTACTGGTATTATCGTTTAGTTTGGCGAGGGTATCACGGTCTATAAATGTATCGCCTGTTCCTAAGAACTCACACTCATACTCTTGCAACCATGCTTTATCAGACATGTTAGGACGAGTCTCTTCATACCACTCAGGTGTATACCAAGGATGCTCTTCCCAGTTAATATCAATAACATGGAAATTATTTTCCTTTTCCTTCGCAGCATTGTATAGCTCATAATACAAGTTACTCATACCATTAACAGTAGAAATAAGACATGCTGAGCCACCTGTACTAATTGTAGGGTAGATAGCCATCCAAAATTCCCTCATTTTATCAACGAACGCAGCTTCATCAACAATTAGTAAGGATACAGATTCACCACGTCCCGCACCTGCGGGTTGGGATTTAATCTCACTTCCCGTAGAAAGCTTCAATATATGTTGATTTCTTTTAATCTCGGAAGGTTTTAGCCAAGCAGGTAGGTCATCATACATGGCGGCAACGCGACCTAAGAAAGCCCTAGATTCGCGGTCTCCAATAGACACTACCATAACGTTCTTATGGTCCTGAAAGATAATAGTCCATAACGAATACGCAGCCGCTAAAGTTGTGATTCCCGCCTGTCTAAACTTCTTAACAAGAGAAAATCGATTATTTGTCATTTCATTTATAATCCTTTCTTGGAATGGGAATAAATGAAATGGAACAATCCCTTGTACAGGATGTACAACTTTAACATAATTATTAATGAAATATGTGGGACATTCTGCACATTTCTCTATTTCGGCTAAAATTTCTTCACGAGTCATTACTATTATATAGGGTGAGAAAGTTTGCTTTAGTACCTACAAGAAGAAATCCTACATCGGAAGATAAAACTGCGTACCATTTAAGAGATTATTTCGGCAAAGCCGGATATGAGACTCATTGGCTTATAGGGGAATCCTCTATATTTGAAGCCATAAGAAAAAAGTGTAAGGGTTTAAACTTAAAACCTGAGGATATAGTTATTATATGCCATGATGATATAGAAATTTTTATGGAGCCTAATGCGTTTAATAATTTGATATCAGATAGTTTGGACTCCAATACGGGGTTTTTAGGCGTAGCAGGGACACCATCTTTCGGAAACGGAGCCAAACCGTGTACTTGGTGGAACGAAAAGCCTTATGGCGAACTGAAAGGAATTGTGTGGCACGGCGGAGACCTAATGAGTAGTTATCCAACTTATTTTGGCAAATATGGAAGAGTGGTTGTTGCGGACGGCGTCTTTCTATGCACAACGGGAAAAGTACTAAACTCTATCCAACTCAAACAGCCTAAAGATTTCTCAGGTGCATGGGATTTTTATGATATTTTTTACACGTTTCAGGCTTATATAAAAGGATTACATAATAAAGTAATCCCTATTCCTATAAGACATGAATCAGAAGGTCGTCCTAGACCTGAATGGGATTTTAACAGACAGTCGTTCATAAACTTATTCGGTAAATATCTTCCTGCTGTTGTACGTTAGGTCGAAGTAAGTTTTATGTTCATCCTTTGCTGTACTTTCTATAAAGGTTTCAAACTGCTTATTAGTCTTTGTATTTCGTAAGTATGCTACAGCATTAGAGGTCTTAACAGCAAAATCTACCGCTTCTTTCACATGACCCAGCGCATCTCGCTTTGAGCCACCAACTTCTTCGGACATTAATATAAAATTATCGGAATTCTCCGTAGCTGCCATTAGCAAACTTTTACATCTTTTATTTAAACCTTTAAAAAATCCGGGAAAAGGGCTTATTAAAACGGCTTTTATAGATAATCTATGACAGCACAGAGCTGCTAATATTGTAGTTTCATTATCCGGAATTATATAAACTCTATCAGGTTGAGTTTCTATTAAAAAGTTAGCGATGTTGTTTAAAGATAGTCTGTATTCAATATCCGAAAGCTTTGAAGCTCTAGATGGAAATTTATTATCACCAAAAATTGTCATAATACGTTTATCAGTTTTCATATAATGTATCTATAATAGTAACATGAGCAAGACTTATTATAAAATTTGGAGATGGGTCGAAGCGCCCGCACAATTAAAGGCTAAAACTACCCTTCCCTCCGGCTCTTGGGTCGTTAAATATCCAGTAGGATACGCATTCCCATTAAACGAACTCAACTTAAACGAAAATCCCGAATGGGAAGTAGAAGTTATTCAAGATGGGGCTGACTGGGTGACCTTTATTAGGGATAAAGAGGATGAAGATTGGGAATTCTTCCCTGATTACGACATGTTTGGGGCAGAAAACTCACAAACATTCTCTAAAGCACCTTTATCAACTAAAATATTCGAATTTGATAAAGACGGGAATGTGCTTTAGCAGTCACCCGAATCAATACCGAAATAAATAACCCACCTTATAAGTAATTCAAAAGAACTATCTTTAACAATGGGATTAAATACTCTATATGCTACCATATGGTGCATAGTCAGGTCCGTTTCATTCAAAGGGTCATACGAAAATAGCGCAACTTCATTTAAAGTTTCCCCGTTACATGCGGTTTCGTCAAAAATCATATAATGCATTAATGCGTTAGGCGCATAATATGTTTTCTCTAAAATCTCAACAAAGGTCTGAGTTGTCTGGGGTACACCATTAGAGCAAATACTTCCTTGGTGAAAGTTTAATAAGCTAGGGTCTTGTCCGTACTGCGCTTCTTTTAAAGCATTTCCTAGAGAATAAGTGCCCACAACCTCTTTAGCTGAGACGCCACTAGTTCCCACTTGGAAATGGTCAATTTTATACGCGTCAGCCTGACAACCTAACCTTTCAGAAAGGAGAGAACGGTCATTTGCGCAGTCCAGACCTCCATCGCAACTAGCAGCAAAAGCCGTCGCTATGTTGTAACCCATCCCAGACACGATAATGTTGTGGTCGTCAAACCAAACAGTTTCTTCTTTGGTCTGGACATCACGTTTGATTATCGTTAAATGTCCCCTAATTCCTGCGTTATCTGAGAAAATCATAATATACGCGCTCCTGCCCTGCACTCGCGCTTAATAGTATTTAGGTGTAAAAACAAAAACATAAAAAAATAACCCCGATTCCTAAAAAGAAACCGGGGCATAAAAATCTAATATTTTATAAGAGTTTAATAGTCTCTTGTTCTTTTAATTTTGGAATAACAATAGATAAAATCCCTTTAGTAAATTTAACCTGTGCTTTCTTTACATCAAACGCCTCGTCAACACTCATAGTGAAGTTCACATCTTTTCGGCTAATGCCATTGTGTATGGTGATTTCGTCGAGAATAGTTACGTTTGAATTAGGAACAGAAGCAACAACAGTAATGTTATGACCTCCTGCAGTAACCGATACTTTATCTTCAGAGTATCCTGCTAAAGCAAACTCCATGTGAAGCTCGTTAGTGTCGTTGGTCATGTATACGTTTGAGTGTGGGTAACTCGGAACATTACATGTTTTCTTAGTTTGTAATTGGTCGGCGGGGTAGCCGTAAGTATCTAACTGGTTAAAGAATTCGTTAAAATGTGTGTAGAAATGATTCATTATACCTCCTTGGTTTGAATCGTTACAAGCCTTTATAAAAGCACTTGTCATAAAATGGAGCCTGGTATACAGCGCCCCGGAAACACACCGTGGTCGTGTTTCTTATGATTCTGAATCTGATTTGGCTACAGCTTCTGCGTCTTTACGCGCTTTCTTTTGTGCAGGAGTTTCTGTCTTCTTCCCAAGTTGTTTGTGAGCCTTAGCTTGAGCAGAGCCCTTGCCAAACTTTTTCTCAGCTGCTGTGTTCATGATAGAATCAATCTCGTCATCAGACATCTCCTCCTCAATCTTGTTGCCAGCAACATCTATTTGTTCGATTTTTTCCGGGTTTGTTCTGCTCGGATTTTTGAAAGCATTGTTCATAGCTTCCTCAAGAAGATTCATGCTTTTTTCTAATAGGTCTTTGTGTTCCATGTTATTATATAGTATTAAAAAAATAGGGATTCTCCGTTATTTAGAAAACCCCTATTTTAATTTCGGTTAGTTACTTGGTAGCTTCTTCGACTGCTTCGTCGTCGTTACCTTCCATAAGCCATTCAACGCCATCAGTTAGAACCTCTTGAGTTCCATCAACGATTTTGTTGGTCATAGCGCATGAAAGCAGGAAGATTCCTGCGAGAGCTCCCGTGACGAAGAAGAAAATAGATTTCCAATTGCCTAAAATGAGAGTATTGATATTACTTAAAATGGTTTTCCACATGATTATTTGTTTTTTTGGGTCATTTCGGTAAGAATTAGTCGTATTCTTACGACTTTGCACCTATTATATAAGGTGACCAAATACATTACCGACCATGTATAATAGGTCTCGTGAACAAAAAAAGATAAAAAAAATGGATATTTTCGAACCAAAAGACTTAGGTCTTACTATTTTTCAAGATAAGTACGCTGCTGCCGGAGAAACGACGTGGAAAGAATGCGCTAAGCGTGTTGCGCGGAACATTGCAAGGGGTGAGTCTGACGACAAACAAGAGCTTATACAGAAAAAGTTCTATAAAATGATGGCGCAGGGGGATTTCTGTCCCGGAGGGAGAATTCTATTTGGAGCAGGCAGGGCTAATCAGAATCTTTTGAATTGCTACGTACTGGACCCTGAGGATAATGTCGACAGTATAGCTAAGGTTATTGCTGATATGTATAAAATATCTTGTGGTGGTGGAGGTGTTGGATTTAACTTCTCTAAGATTAGACCTTTAGGTGATGATATTCAGAATATTAAGAATTCAGCTCCCGGTTCTTTATCCGTCATGCGCATGATTAACGAGATTGGCAATCATGTAAGGGCTGGTAAGAACCGTCGCACAGCACTGATGTCTATACTGAGCGTCACTCATCCAGACTTCTTGGAGTTCTTGCACGTAAAGCTCGACAGAAATGAACTCACTAATTTCAATATCTCAGTAGCTATAACCCAAACCTTCCTTGATGCTGTTGAACAAGACAAGGAATGGTACTTTACCTTTGGAGGGCGTCACACACGTTATTACGTTTACGAACTTGACAGAAAGTCCGAGACGGGTAACTCCACCATCCAAGTTGTTGCGTTTGATGAAGAAGACGCTCTTGCCCGCGCAAAGCTTCACAACCTAAAGCACTACCAAGACTCTTTTGAAAATATTAGGAAGAAAGAGATTCGCGCACGCGAGCTATGGGAAACTATTGTAACTAATGCAATTGAGTGTGGTGAGCCTGGAATATTTAACATTGATTTCGCGAATGATTACACCAATGTATCTTACTTTGAACACATGCCCGCAACTAATCCTTGCGGTGAAGAGGTTCTACCTGCATACGGAAACTGTTGCTTAGGACACGTTAATCTTGCTAACATGATTAAAGATGGGGACGTAGATTGGAAAAGACTAGCCAACACCGTAAGGCTAGGCGTCAGGTTCTTAGATAACACTCTAACCACAAACCACTTTCCTATTCCAGAATGCAAAGAAACGGGCGAACGCAGTAGAAGAATTGGCTTGGGTGTGACGGGACTTCACTACTTCTTAATTAAACTTGGGTATAAGTATGGCTCGGAATCCTGTTTAGAGTTTTTGGAGCGTTTATTCGCTACTATTAGAAACGAGGCGTACAAAGCTTCTTGCGCTCTTGCAAAAGAAAAGGGTAGTTTTGATGCTTATGATTGGGGTAAACTCAAGCAAGAGAAGTTTTTCAAAACCCTCCCAGGCAGGATTAGGTCAGAAATTAGACAGCACGGCTTACGTAATGCAGTCCTTCTTACTGTAGCTCCCACAGGAACCATTTCAATGGTCTTAGGAGTCTCTACTGGTATTGAGCCTATATTCGCTCCCGTATACAAAAGACGTTGGAGAACGGCTACTGAAGGCGTTTGGAATGAGTCTTATGTTGTTGATAATCTCTTTAGGGAAATGTATCAAGAGGGTAAGGATGTCTCTCACATAGTAGGTGCTTATGATGTAACCGCAGAAGAGCACATTAAAGTGCAGGCAGTTATTCAAAGCTTTATAGACTCTGCTTTATCGAAGACTTGTAACCTTCCTGAGGACTACAAAATCACGGACAAGACGATGGATACTCTAATGGAGTACGCATCAGAAATTAAAGGGTTTACTTTTTACAAAGCCGGGTCTAGAGGCAACGAACCTTTAACTGCAGTTGACTGGAGTGGCATCGACCTAGACAAGCTAATCTCCGATGGTGTGTATGAAGTACGCTCTGATGGAGTGGATTCCTGTAAGAACGGTGTATGTGAACTATAACTACTGACCAGTTACTACAAGCTTTTTATGCTGAATAGTTTCTACGGCAATAGCTTTAGCTACTTTTAAGACGACGTATTGCACGCCGTCTTTTCCGTTTTGCTTAACCCATGCGGAAGCCTCTCTAGTATTTTCAAATAGACAAGCTACTTGTGTGTAAACAAGGTCTTCTCCTTGCTTATTTGATTCGCATACAATATAATTTTTCATGTTGTCCTATTATAGTACTATAGTACCTATTTTTTTTGTGTTTGATTTCCGCATGTAATCCAGCCCTGCCGACACTCTTTGCCATGCATCCCCGGTGGAGGATTCGGTTCAATAGTGATGTCCGTGTCCTTTTTACCGACGTTCCGATTCAGCCAAGGCTTTGGGCAAAGAACGTCTAGGTACTCTGAAGGGTCGGGTGGTCTCCATACATTCTCCCTGCCCTCGAACAAGGATTCTTGAAGTTTTTGATTGGCGTCGGCACACGCAGTGCCGCTAGGAGAGCTCTTATACGCATCACACCAGGCTGCACCTGGGTCCTGCTTTCCGCCTTCGTACTCTCTAGCTGGAATTTCGACTTCTTTTGTGGCTTCCCTCGCATTGGCATCGTTTCCGGCGTCGTCCTTTGGGACTTCGCAACCTGGCATGGTGCAAAGTTTGAGTGCCTTGGAGCATTCCTCGTCGGGAACTTTCTTACCATCCTGACCAACGAGTATCTGACTACATTCCTTTGCATATGTTACGATGCCATCCCCATTCATTACCACATCCGCAGTCCCGTTTCCCGGACGTTCTGATGTACATATGGTTTTGGATGTCATTGTAAGATTATAACGCAAACGAGGGACCGGAGCGTTACCGTCTAAGGGGTATGGGGG